TTATGCCTTTGCTTGAAGCGAGACGTCGGTCAGCTTTCCATTGGCGTCTGTCGTTCCCTTCGTCTTGTACGTGTAGTGGGCTTTCAAGCCGTCTGTCGTGTCGAAGGAGAGCGAGATATAGCACGACACACCTGTCAGCGTCACTCCGATGGCTCCTGACTGCTCTGGAATGATCTGAACGGAGCCAGCATCTTCCGTGAAGCCGGGTTCCACCTCTGATGCCGAACCGATGCGTCGTTCGTACTCGATGATGTACTTATCGGGGTTGTGCTTACGGGCTTCAGCCTCACCGCCTTCGATGAGAGCCTCCTGCTCATCACCCTCTTCGACGGACAGCGAGGTAGTCCCCTCGGCGATGTCGTTATGGGTGGTGGGGGAGGGGTTCTCTCCAGAGGGCGTTATCTTCGCCTCACACTTACCCCAACCGATGATTTTCTTTGTTACTGCCATAAGTCTATTCGTTTACGATTGTGTATAGAAGTCTGTTGTTGATAACATGCGCGTTGGCCTCTGGCACCTGATAGGTGTGCTGTGTGTCAAGGATGACTCTTGCCGTTTCGAGATGGAATACCTCAAGAACCTGTGCCGCCACCTCCTCCAGCTCATCACAGCGTGCGCCATTCTTGTCATACTGTCCGTCATCCAGTTGGTCGGGGATGTAGATGTTGACATTGACGACACACTCTTGCCTTTGTCGGGGCATGTTGCTGAGGGGCTTGATGACAATATCCTCTTCTTTGGAGTTCGGCGGTCTGTTGATGGACTTGTAGATATTGCCACTGACAGCCTTGGCAAGTGCCGACTGCCTGATGAACTTGTAGATGTCCGTCACGATACGGCCTTCTGTCTGTATCATTTCGTTATACTCTTCATAGCTTTGTTTAAGGCTTGCTGGATATATCCCTTTACGACACTCCTTGCCCACAGCTCGGTAGATGCCAGCACATCTTTGTTGTTGATGGACTCAACATAGTCAGCATAGCTCATTCCTGCCACGACGACGAGGGCGATGGTTGTGGCGTACTGGTGGGCGAGGGAGGTGACATACCTCTTGCCTCGTGCGCTTCCCTCATCACCGCCTAAGACGGTCTCGAAGGTTGACTCCACCAGCTTCCTGCCATAGCCGTAGACAGCATAGCCTATAGAGCTTCGCAGGTTTCCCGTATGGTCTATCCAGCTCTCTTCGGCACTTCTGTCCCTTATCCGGGCGACACACTGCTCTCCGAGGTAGGCAAAGGCAGCCTCCATCTCTTTCCTGATGGCTTCGGCGGCACGTTCCGCGAGGTCATCGAACTGGTGGGGATTACTCCTTGTGATGCCCATCGCCTATATCCAGAGGATGCAATATGTCTGGTATCGGTGGAAGCCCTTGACGAGATAGGGCTTGCTGAGGAAATCATCCTTGCCGTACCTCACCTTCTCGCCTACGGAGAGGTGCTTACAGCCTCTGTCGTAGACGTAGATAGTGTAGGAGTAGGATTGCATGATACCATCACCGAAGTCCCTTGTGTTGGCCGCCCCTGACGGGATGACATCGCATCTGATGTACTTCGTGTAGGTATCTTCACCCACATGCTTGTTGCCGTCCTCGTCGATATACCCCATTCCTTTGGTGTATGTGTAGAGCCAGAACGGCTTCATGTCAAGGACTCCCATTGGCTATCCTCCCCAGAAGACCATCGGCGTGCCGGTCTCCTTCTCTTCTTCACCTATCTCTTTGTAGAGGGCGTTCGCCTGTCGTAGCATGAGCCGTCGCTGCTCGTCGGTGAGGTTTCCAACGGATTTCCCCGCCTCGGAGAAGTTGATGGCCTGCGCGAGAGAGTAAAGACAGTCAGCCAGGGCACCCTTGTACTTACTGGACTGCGACACCTCGTAGTCGAAAGGCTGCTCACCATCAAGATTCCTCTCGATGCATGTCGTCTCTACGAACTCGTAGGGCAGCGGCCAGTGTACCTTGCTGATAAGTGCTTGGATGACTGTCTTCATGTTCCACTAACGTTTAGGATGCGATGGCCGTCTTTGCAGCCTCCACCAGCTCGGCAAGCTTCTCGGCATTGAGCTTGTTGACAGCCTTGATGATGGCGGCATCGGTCGATGTGGCGGTCAGCTTGGTGCCGGCGATGCTGTTAAGGATGGGCACGAAGGCTGCCTTGGTGTAGGTGACGTTGTTCACCGTTACCTTCACGTCAGCGGTGTCGGCTGCCTCTGCGGTGTTGTCCACCTCGGCACTCTTGCTGAGGTCAAGGACGTAGAGCTGGTCGACATTCTCGATGACGGGGGCTACCATGGCCTGTCCTGTGGTCGTCTCGCGCAGCGGGTTCGTCTCACGGAAACGGGCGATGAGCTTGTAGCTGTCAACGGTCTGGTAGATGACACCCTCCACGGGGTTGTCCTGCTCTGCCAGACGGCCATAGACGAGCGTTCCTACGATGTCCGAGGTGACGAAGATGATTCTGTTGTCATCCCAGGGCTTCTCGCTGTTACGCTTGCCGTTCTTCTCCATGATGATGGAGCGGTTGACCTTGACAAACTCTACTCCTCCTGTCTCGTCAGCGAAGGCTTCATCGAACTTCGTGGCGATAGGAACGGGAAGAGGTGTGTTATCGGTGTACACCTGTCCGTTGTAGTTAGCCACGAGCTCCTTGGCTTCACGGGTCTGGCGCAGCTTGTCATAGGTAGCCTTCGACAGCCAGATCTTCGTGATGATGTCACCATTCTCTTCTGCCTGGTCGAGGACGGCCTTGATGTCTCCCAGACTGATCTCACCCTTCTCCGTAGCGTAGAAGGTGTTCTTGTCGAAGTAACGGAAGTTCAGGCGCAGCAGAGCGTTGGGGTTGTCCTCGTCCTTGATGGCGACGTAGCCACGGCTGAAGCCATAGAGGAAGTTGTACTCGTTGCGCTCGTCGATACCGTTAGAGCAGGCTACGGGGTCGTTGGCCAGCTTGCGGGCGATGAGGGGAGCGTTACCCGACTGTGCCTCCATGATGCGGAGGTTGTTGATGTCGCTCTCCTTCAAGACGCGGCTGATACCAATCTTCGGCAGCTTGCCGTTAGCGGTGGCGATGGAGTCACGCATCTTCAGCGGGAGGGGTGAGTCCATGCTCACGAAGTCAGCGGCGACGTAAGTGGTGTCGGCTGTCGTGCTCTCCCACTTGTTGTCGATGGAATACTCTGTACGGAGGTGCTCCTTGTACAGGTACGTGAGGTTCTCATGCTTCTTGTTCGTTGTCTCAATCAGACGCTGAAGCTTGGGCATGAATTTCTTGATGTACTTAGCAAAAAGTGATTCTAACATAATTCTTCAGTTTTTAGTCGTGATTGAAAACAATGGTCGGCACTGCGGCCTTGAAGGCAGCCTTGATGCTGTCGATGGAGTAGGGGAGAGCCTTATCGTTGACCTCGCCGATGGTGAGGACGGCGACATGAGGCTCGTTCTTGCTCTTGCTGGCCTCACAGATGCCTACGTAGGCATAGTTTTCGGGCAATGCAGCATAAGCTCCGTTATTGACAGGCATGGGCTTGTAGGTGTCCACACCGTCGACATCAGTAGTACGGATGATGACATGCCCTGCGCGGACATACTCATCCGTGAAGTCCGTGACATCGAGGACTACACCGCCCTTGATGCCGTCAACATGTTTGCGAATCACAATCGGGTCGTTACCGAAGCCGAAGGATTCCTGTGTTCCAATGTCCATAAGTCTGTTGTTTTTGTGTGTTGTGTTGTTGTGTCTTACATGTTTTCGGCGATGGAGTCAATCTCATCATCACTCATCACCTCAACTTCTTGTTCCTTTTCCTTGGAGGGTGCCGGTGGCTGCTGTTGCTGCTTGGCAAGGGCTTCGTCAGCTTCACGCTGCTTCTCCTTGGCAAGAATCTCGGCATTCTCCTGCTTGATCTCCTCCAGGTCTTCAGCAATCTCGTCGAGATAGGCGTTGAACTCGCTGTCGTCCTTGAAAGTCATCCTCTCGAACTCGCGCTTCTTGCGGATTCCGTACTTCCCACTGCCTGTCAGCTTTGCCTCGACAATAGCTCTGCGCTTCTCCTTGATGTTTCCTACAAGGAGTGAGCTGATGGTCTTGCTCTGCTCGCTGAGGGCTTCCTCCTGCTTCGTCACTTTCTCCGTGAGGGCCTTGATCAATGACTTCAACTCTTCATCTTCCTTCTCGGTCTCCTCGGTCGGCTTCACAGGCTCCTCCTTCTTCTTGGCAGCCTCTTCGGCGGCTTTCTTGGCGGCTTCCTCTTCGGCCTTCCGTTTCTCCTCCTCAGCCTGCTTGCGCTCGTCATCCTGCTCCTTGAGCTTCTTGGAGATGATGCGCGAGGCTTGCATCTGGGCGAGTTTCAGCATGGGGATAACACCATCAATCGCTTCTTTGATTTTGTTCTCCACATCTTCCTCCGTGGCGGTCTCTTCAATAGAATCGAGATTCTCGTCAATGTCAGAAGCGAGACTCTTCAACTCTTCCTTGCTAAAGCCGAGTGCCGTCACGTCCTGCCTCGTCTTCAGCGTCTTCAACAGTTTTTCGAAATGTTTGCTCATTACTCTTGTGCGTTTAAGATTAACGGTAAATATGAAAAAAGGTGGTCCACGCTATGCCACCATGACACAACGCGCACCACCATTTCTCTTGGGTACTGCCGCACCTCTACGAAAGAGGCGCGACAGGTCGATATGTTGATGTTTTTGTGTTGGTTAACATTAGCGTTTTTCCATTTGCAAAGATATAAATAAACTTCGTAAAAGCAAGCATTTTAACTAAAATATTAACAATATTTAGCAAA